TTGTTGCTAGAGGTTTCGGCGGGATAGCGGGTCGTGGTCGTGTTGGTGCGAAGTTAACACCGCAAGCGCAGCAAGAAGTCGCAGAGGCCATTGGTTCTAACTATAAACCATCCATTTCAGCTATGGGCGGTCCATCATTGATTGGTCGTCAGCAAGCAATGTCAGAAAAGGCATTGGGCACATCTAAGCGTCTTAGAGACAATCATGATCAAATCATGGCTGACTTAGAAAAGCTAAGATCATATGGTGCTGAAGGTGGTTTGGACATTGATCGCACGGCGGCAGTTTTGACAAACGCTGTTAAGTCAGGCGACACCGCATTGTTGCAAGCTGAAAAGATGGCGACAAACAACCTAATCAAGCACATGGATGACATTGCGGTTCAAATGGGTAAAGCAGCGGACAAAGACGCTGCGCTCAACGCAGACATCCAAAATGCTTTTGTAAATGCTTTCAAGGCATTTGATGATGAAGTTCAAAAGAAATATGCCAACATTCAGAACTTAACAACAAGTGCGGTTGGTGATGCGCGATTGTTTAACACTCGTGGATTGAAAGCAGATGCGCAGGTTGAACTAGATCGTTTAGTCGCAGCGGGTAGTGGTAACCTTGGAAAGTCTCGACAGGCTGTTGATGAATTGATGAAACTGCCAGACGATGCGTCATTCACTCAAATCTACAAAGCTCGTAAAACATTGAATGACACATGGATGGGCAACTATGGCTCAGACAGTGTTAGATTAATGAAAGATAACTTTCTTGATAAGTTGGATGCTTTCATTTCACCACAAGCTGTTGAAAACGCATTCCGTCGCAAGACTTTCCGCGACATGATGGAGTCTGGTGCAGCCACGGCTGAAGACAAGGCATTGATGAGAAAGGTCGCTCAAGAGATTCCTAAAGTCCGCAAGTTTTTTAGCGATGGCATGGATGCGTTTGAAAAAACATCTAGTGCGGCAAGCCTGAAAAGTTTGAACAAAGCAGTAAAGGGTGGGAAAGAACTAAACCCTCAAAATGCTTATAATAACCTTATTAGAGCAGACAACCCTAAGCTCTTAAAAGATGCTCAGTCCGTGATAGAAACCAATCTAGGCAAAGGTGCATTTGATGATATTCGCAATCGTGCCGCAGGCGAATGGTTGCGTAAGGCAATGCGTGAGTCAGGATCAACTTTAGATTCCACAAGAAAGTTTAGTGGTAGCAGATTTAAAGAAAAGCTGGAGGCGCTGGGCACAACAGCCGATGAATTGTTCGGGTCACAAGCAAAAGAAGTCAGAAAGCTGGCTGACCAGCTAGATTCTTTGTCTCTTACTAGAATTGATCAAAGCGTGATTGATGACTTTGTTGCATCCGGGGCGGACGATGCTGGCGTCAATCTGCTAAAAAATGTTCGGGATATTATGAAGGAGAAGGCAGACTTTGACGCAGTTCAAGTCGCTCGCAAACTTCGTAGCGGCAACATCACATCCAGTGAAGCTGCTGATCTTCTTGCAAGCCCATCTATGCGTGGTGAAGACATCACACAGCTAGGCAAGTTCTTTAAAGACAAGCCTGCGGAACGCGCAGAGTTGCAGTCATACTATATGCAAAGTCTGATCGGTGACTTCGAAGATACATTCTTAACAGACAAGAAAGCATTCAAACTGCTATCCAAGCGAATCGAACAGGCTAAAAAGTCTGGCAAGATTGATGCGCTGTTTGATCCAGAAGAAGCGAAAGCTATCGGTTTATTTGGTCAAAACATGAAGGTTCTTGGCGTATCTGCTGAAGGTGGTGATCTTGTTGCCGCCAACATTGCAGCCAGTCCGTTAGAGAATTTGGGAACACTTGCTCGGCTTAGTGTCGTAGGTCGTGTGCTGTCCACAGGACCGTTCTATACAACATTCATGAAGAAGTACGGACCACAGGCGGCAACGCAAAAAACTAAATCTGGAAAGATGAAGGTTTTCTTAGAAACACTAAACGATGTTCTTGGCGCAGCGGCTCGTCAGCAGACTGCTCGTGGCATTGCAGGAGTTACATCCTCATTAGGTGCGGAAGCGGAGCGTATTGCTGAAGGCTTAGGCGAGCAACTTGAATCTCGCGTCCCGGCAGCGCCACAGATAACCCGAACAACTATTCCAGTTCCTGAAGTTGCCCCGGTAGAAATGCCCAGCCTGCCGCAAAGCTCCAGCATTCGTGAGCAGGCAAAGCAAAACCCAGCAGTGGCAGCTACACTACTGGGCGGACTTGGGAATATGGGACTACTCTAGTCTTCAATAACTGAAGCGATACCGCCAATGCCAACTGCGGCAGGGCGGTATGATTGCCGTGCGTTCACACGCGCTTGAATCTCATCGTATGCCTCGTCAATCATGCGCGACAACTGACGCCCAATGGCGCGATCTTCTTTTTCTGCGATATAAACTAATTTGTCGTAAGCCTCTATTGAAACACCGACTGATTTGTATTTTACTGGATTTGGCATAGAGGAATTTCCCATAAATGACGTTTCCTACTGTATATAATCCCAAGCGACGTGGGTCAAGACCCAAGTACGGCAACAAGAAAGTAACTGTGGATGGCATCAAGTTTGACTCCAAGTGGGAGTCAGAGCGGTATTTGTATCTGAAATCGCTCGAACGCGCAGATCGGGTCAAAGACCTTGAACTACAAGTGCGGTACAACATAGCGGTCAATGGTGAAAAGATTTGCGCATACATTGCAGACTTCCGCTATCAAAAGCAGGACAAGAACGGCGACTGGTACGAGGTGGTCGAAGATGCCAAGGGCGTCGAAACCCCTGAGTTTAAACTAAAAAAGAAACTCATGAAGGCTGTTCACGGCATAGAAATATTTTTATCTAAAAAAAGTCGTTGACATATCCCAAGCTATATGGGATAGATAGGGTTCTAGTAATTTAAAGCGGAAAGGAATCGACATGAATAGTCGTGAACTGTTCGAACGTCGAGAAGAACTCAAGTACGTGATTGCGGACTTGAAGGTCGAACTTAAAGACATCGAACAACAAATCTCAGATACATTCTTAGACCAAGCCCGTGATGCGTTACGCGCAGACGGTAAAGACTTTGGCACCACATATATTGTTGCGGGTAATCGTAAGCTCAAAGCTACGGTGCGCAAGAAGGTCGTGTGGGATCAAGATCAGCTTGGTAACGTGTTGCAGTCCATGCCAGAGCAGGATGCACGTCACTATGGAAAACTTACGCTTGCAGTAGATGAGCGTAAATACACAGCCGCACCACCCGCTATTCAAGAAATGCTTGAGCCATGCCGTAGCGTGGAAATTGGTGGTTTCTCAATCGAAGAGGTAGACTAATGGCCCTACAAATTATCACAGCCGATCAACGCCTAGCTGAAAAGAAAGGCCACAAGATCGTAGTATGCGGTGCAAGCGGTGTGGGTAAAACCACACTGGCCCGTACCCTAAATCCTGAATCCACTGTGTTCTTAGACTTAGAGGCAGGGGATGCCGCTATCGAAGGGTTCCCTGTTGACGTTCTACGTCCACGAACATGGCAAGAGTGTCGTGACCTCGCATGTTTTATTGGGGGTCCAAATCCCGCGCTGAGTGAAGATCAGCCATACAGTCAAGCGCACTACGATTATGTCGTGTCGATGTTTGGTGATAGCGTGGAAATGATGTCTAAGTACGATACGCTCTTTGTAGACTCTATTACAGTTGCAGGACGTTTGTGCTTCCAGTGGTGTCTACAGCAACCAGAGGCGCGTTCTGATCGCTCTGGGAAGCTAGATACTCGTGCAGCCTATGGGATGCATGGTCGCGAAATGATGTCTTGGCTAACACACCTGCAACACATCCGCGAAAAGAACGTTATCTTTGTCGGCATCTTAGATGAGATCACAGATGATTATGGGCGCAAGCAATATGCGCTGCAAATTGAAGGCTCGAAAACTGGTCGTGAATTGCCCGGGATTGTTGATGAAATGATCACAATGGCAATTCTAACTGGTGATCACGGTCAGTATCGTGCTTTCGTGTGTCAGCCGTTGAATGAGTGGGGCTATCCCGCAAAAGATCGTTCGGGTAGGCTAGACACGTTGGAAGAACCGCACTTGGGTAAACTTATGGATAAAATGAGTAGCGGTAAGCCAGAACCTAACAAGGAATTGACATTCGTCGATCCCTCAACACAACACTCTAGCGAAGAGGAACAAGTAAATGCTTAATCTTAATGAAGTCCCACAGGACAATAATCCACAGGAACGTGAGTTCTCTCTAATTCCAAACGGCACAGTCTGTCGCGCGGTCATGGTCGTCAAGCAAGGCGATATGGAAATCGCTGAATTTGGCGCAGGTATGTGGTTTAAGAAATCCATGTCCACAGCGGCAAAGTGGATGGAACTTGAGTTCACTATCGTTGGTGGCGAATATGATCGCCGCAAGTTCTGGGATCGCGTCTTTGTCGATGGTGACAAGATGGGTCCAAGCGGTATGCCACAAGCCAAAGAGATTGGTTTACGCACATTGAAGTCATTGGTCGAAAGTGCGCGTAACATTGATCCTGCGGACATGTCGCCGCAGGCACAGCAAGCTCGTAACATTTCTGGCGTTTTTGACTTAAACGCATTGGAAATCTGTGCTAAGGTCGGCATTAAGAAGGGCACAAACGGTTACGCTGATAGCAATCGTCTGATCGCTGCCCTAACACCTAATTCGCGGGAGTTCGTTCCAAGTGGACAAGCTCCTGTAATGCAGACCCCTGCGGCTGCTCAGAATATGCAACAGACTGCCCCTGCGCAGCCTCAAGCATCTGGTGCAGTTCCGTCATGGGCGCAACGCTAATCTAGCGGCAAGGCCAATCCGCGCCTGCTAGACCACGGACAGGGGGGCCGTGGGCCGCAATCCCCCCTCACTTTTCTAGCGAATAGGTGTTCCAATGTTACTACGTCCCTACCAAGAGGTAGCCGTGAATGACGCGCTTTCTGCGCTCGACAAGCACGGCAACACTTTAGTTGTCGCACCAACAGGTGCAGGCAAAACCATCATGCTCTCTGCGCTCGTAGGCAAGCGTCACAAGAAGGGCAAAAAGATTCTAGTCGTTCAGCATCGCGACGAACTTGTTGAGCAAAACGAATCCAAGTTCAAAAAGGTAAATCCCCTGATGACCACAAGTATCGTTAACGGTACGGTCAAACACTGGGAAGGAGATGCCGTGTTCTCAATGGTGCAAACCATTTCGCGTGAACGCAATCTCGCAAAGCGTCCCAAGTTCGATATGGTCGTCATTGACGAAGGCCACCATGCAGCGGCTCCCACGTATCGCCGTGTAATTGACGCTATCCTTGAAGACAATGACACCGCAGAAATCGTGGGCTTCACAGCTACACCCAACCGTGGGGATGGCAAAGGTCTACGTTCGGTTTTCAATAATTGCGCACATCAGATCGAATTAGCAACATTAATTCATGAAGGCTATCTTGTGCGCCCCAAGACGTTTGTCGTTGACCTTGGCGTAAACGATGATCTGAACAAAGTTACTAAGCGCGGCAAAGAGTACGACATGGAAGAGGTCGCCGCGATTATGGACCGCCAAGTCATTAACGATAGAATTGTTCGGGAATGGCAGGATAAGGCAGGTGATCGCAAGACAGTTGTGTTCTGCTCCACAGTCAAACATGCCGAACATCTTTGCGAAGCCTTCCTGCTCGCAGGCATCAAAGCTGATTACGTCACAGGAGAGACAGACAAAGGCGAGCGTGAGCAAATGCTGCATGACCTAGAGCATGGCGACACACAGGTAATTGTGAACGTAGCGGTGCTTACAGAGGGTTTCGATGCTCCACCAGTTTCTTGCGTTGTCCTAACGCGTCCATGCTCCCAGAAGGGCACTATGGTGCAGATGATTGGTCGTGGGCTGCGCATCGTTGATCCTGAGCTATATCCGAATACGGTCAAGACAGACTGCATCGTCATGGACTTTGGAACGTCCGTTATTACGCACGGTTCTCTTGATGACACAGCCAACCTAGATGGCGCAGTCAAGCGAGAGGGTGGCGAAGCTCCAGTTAAGGTATGCCCAGAATGTGAAGCTGAAGTCGCGCCAACCACACGCGAATGTCCATTCTGTGGTCACATCTTCCAGAAAGCCGAAAAAGACGTACTCGAAAACTTTGTGATGACTGAGTACGATCTAATGAAGATGTCGCCATTCTTGTGGATCGAACCATTCCCTGAGAGCGACATTATGATGGCTCTTGGATTCAACGGTGTTGTCTGTATCGCTCCGCTATACGTCAATGACTTTTGGGTCGCTATGGTCAAGCCACAGTCCATGCCA